ACAAATTCATGCACTTCAAATGGCTTGACGCACAAAGGTAGCAAAGCGTAAACAATAGCCGCCCAAAATGAAGTGAACGCGCTGAGCCTTTTAATGGACCATTTGCCACTAGGCTTGAGTGTGTCGCTTATTAGTTTTCTCATCATTCGGTATTATAGCAACAAGGCGCTCACGTATTTTGTAAGATGAATTTGTGCTATTTCTGATCGTGCTTTCTTTATAGCAGTCATAAAGAGCTTGTTCAACCTTTGTCAATCGGTTTTCGGTGTGCCATAACCAAACGCATAGCACACCTGTAACTCCGTATTTTTTTATAATTGTAACAAGCTCAGTCATCAAGTTACTTTTTTACCTTATCCTCAGGGCCTTCATTGATTTTTTTTACAGTGCTCAAACACTCGTAAACGTCCTCGTCAATCACAGTCCAAATAGGTTGGGCGCACGCAGCGGCAAGGATTCTAAACTCAGAATTTTCAAGAGTTAAGTCGGCGCCTGCAGGCAAAGATTTTACCTTGTTAATCAATGCAATTTTCTCACCCATCTCCTCGAGGTTTGGAGGCGATTGTGGATTGACTGAGCGAAGCGAACCGATTAAAACATCTTTCCAGCTTTCAACAATTGCTCTTGAGCCGTCTTCTTTTTTTTGCTCTACTACTTTTAAATGGATTGTTTTCATGTGTTGTAAATTAAGATTTCGGCTAAATTACGAAATAATTACAACGCCAATAGCCTCGGCAACATACTGATTAACTACGTTGTTATCACGTCCCCATTCAGCAAATTGTTCTTCGGTCATTTGATAGCGTCCATCCATAAGGATTTTACCTTCTTGCGTAAGTAATCTGTAATAAGTACTTGATGTTGTGGCATCCGTCATAAATGCTTCTACTAGTACTGTTAATATTGTTGCAGTACCTTCGTTTAGTGGGTATACAATCGGCTCGATTGCTACTCCTTGTGTTGGTTGTGTTTTCATATTTTTATTTATTATACTATCATTAATACTCCTAAGTTATTCCACAATTCACCTGAATTAAGCCCTGTTGCGGAGGTTGGTAGGTTTTGAAAACGGATGCGTCCGCTTGTTGAGTGCCAAGCGTAATGCGCAGTAATACCTGTTATTGATGTAAGAGTTGGGTTGTAGTACAATCCTCTTACTATTCCTGAGTATGTACCTGTTGTGTTTAGTATCGGAGCAAGGTTTAGATGGTTAAAATTTGCTGTACCACTTGAAGACGCATACTGTCCTGTTATGGCAAACATCCCACTATTACCTGCAGTTGGATTTAAAAATGCAGGCCCGCTTAAATTAATAAATGACCCTGTATTTGCTCCTGCACTATTGGCACAACTAATAGTACCTCCCCCTTGGCTACTTAAACTTAGAACGACATTTCCTAATGTTAAAGCATTTACCACCCTCGCAGTCCCGTTAACGTCAAGTCTAAAGCCTGCGTCTGTGGTGGTGTTGATGCCGATGTTACCGTTTCCGAATATTCGTAATCTTTCAGTATTAGCTGTTGCAAAAGTTAAAAAATTATTTGTGGTTATTAGTGTTTCACCCGTTACTGAATTGTAACCAAAAGAAGCAAGACCCGTGCTTAATCCGTATCTTACCCATCCATTTGCCCCACCACTTCTTCTAAAGTTTAAAGTTCCATCCGTGCTACTTGCGGAGGTTGCTTCTAAAAAATGGGTGTTTGGAGAAACGCCACCACTATTTAAATTGAATCCGTTATTTACAGTAAGCGCGCCCGTCCTCGCAGTACCATTGACGTCTAAACGGAAGCCAGCATCGGTTGTTGTGCCTATGAGTAGACTTTTCCCATTTGTGATGCGCATTGCCTCGCTATTTGCAATAGAACTTAAAGCGCCTACACCACCACTTGCAACGTGAAATGCCATACCTTGTTCAAATCCATTATTGCCTAACCATAAAACTCTAATACCCGAAGATTGGCCTAGCAAATCATTTCTCCTACCCCAAGCTAACCAACTTGAGCTGCCGGAAAAAGAAAGATTGAAATCGCTTATAAACATACCGACATTGCTACCACCCGTCACATCTGGCAATAAGTTCTCAATTTGAAAAGCAGGCGTACTCGTCCCAATCCCAAAGCGGTTGTTAGCTGAATCCCAAAACAAATTAGCCGATTGACTAACTACGTTCCCCGTACCTTGAAACAATACTCTTCCGTTTGTACCTGAAGATATCGGTGTAGTGCCTATGGTTAAGCCTGTTGATAAAACCTTATTTTTCCAAAGCTGATCAGCAGAATCGTATTGTAAGATGTTATTATTGGCAAGTGTGGCCGAATCGATATAAACATTGTGAAGCTCATCAAGCTCCCATCCGTTCATAATCTTAACGTATATTTTGCCGTTGACAGCATGAGCATATTCAACGTAACCCATTACCACAATATGGCCTGTCAATCCAGTAGGTTTAATGTTGGTTAGCGCGCCTGGTGTTGTAGGGCTTAGGTATAGAACGTCGCCATCTACCCATGTTTCACCTTGAAGACTACCTGTTGTGTTAATACCATCAAGTTGACCAACGGTCATAATAAAGCCTTCTTGATTGGTGGCAATTGTCTCTATTACTAAACCAATTGTGTCGGCGCTATTGTTGTCATTATTTGCTTGCGCGTATGCAACAGCTAGGCGCTGACCTTGCGCGCCGCTTACTCTTACGGCGGTATAGTTTGCCTTTGTAAGCGTAGTGTTAGGAGTAACTTTGTTAACTACTCTGGCAACCAAATCAACACCATTTTTTAGAATAACGCTACCGCCTTTTAAAGTCGTTTCGCTAGTTCCAGTTGCGTTGTTCCATCTTGTGGTACCCACTGCAGCCGTGCCTGTCGGTGATGTGTCTAGCGTTATTTGACCCGCTTTTAACTCGTTTTCACCTAAATCAACATTTCCTGTTGCGCCTGTGTAAGGCACTTTGTTGCTGTCTGATAAACCAACATAAGACAGGCCGTTCCAATAGTATTGATTACTTGTAGCCTCATCAATATAGATGGTTTTTACTTGACCTGTGGCAGGAAAATCACCAAAGGTTGCAAAGGTTTTTACTTGTGATTCTATGAAAAAGTCCATGTTTTATTGCCAAATTACGTTAATAGTTGCTGCGCCCAAAGTTACCACATCCTGAGAATCCACAAGCGCGCCATCAATGTACAAATTTACGGTTGTATTTGGAAGCTCCAAATCACCGCCACTCGGAACGCTTACGTTATAACTGAAATCCGAATTGAACACCTGTGCATTTTCACAAATGCCCCCACCGCCTGTTGTTACGGTTGGCAATTGTAAAATAATGTTTTCAGAGCCTTTAATTGAGCCGTCATATTTGCTTTCATAGTAGGCTACTTTGTCTACAAAGGCGGCTTTTACTTTTGCATAAACGCTGTCAGTGTATTCAAACGTTGGGCTTTCCTCCTCGCTTAGAATTACAGGGTAATCATAATATATATCCTGAACGTGGTTATTTGCGTTGTGATCCGAAATGTAAATTTGATTTGCTGTGAGCAACGTTTCCTCATCAATCAAACGGGTCATGCAGGAAAGCAGGTAACTTGAGCGTAGTTCGTAAGTTCTAAGCGACTCATTACGCACCTTTTCACGGCGTCTGTCCGTGTAAATAATATTCTCGGTTTCATACTTAGGTTGCATATAGCCGAATTGGCCCCGAAATCTAAGCGTAGTCGCAAAACCCGAATCTTTGTAATTAATGCCTTGCTTGCGTACTAAATCGTCAAGCACAACAAATAAACGAACTGTGCCAAGCGCATTGAATGGGGAGTATTCTACTAGGTTGTAGCTGCCAAAATAGAACCATCCTGAATTGCCTTGCAGCTCCCAATTGACGCGCACTTTGTAGCAGCCTTGAGTAAGTACCGAACCAACAGCAACTTGGCGCCAATCAATTACAAATCCCTTTGCATCGGGTTGGTGCGGAAAGTTTACGCTTATTCCAGGTGCAGCTGATAAATTGCCTTGCTTATCCTCAAGCTCGATTGTCATTTCATCAAACTTGTAAGCAATGCCTGTTCGGTCATTTTTATAATACGCAGCATCCTCCAAAGAGGCTAATACTAATTGCGGCTCAGAACAAAAGACTGCCCCTTTATCCTCACGTATTGCATCGCTTGGAAGTGTTATTTTTGCAAAGTTTTCTTTGTGAACCATTGCAAAGTTACCCTTTTCGCTCACTTGGTTTATGCGCGCAACTAGTGTGTTGTTAACGCCAGCAACAACAGTTGTATCTATGTCGCAAACTAGATGCACAACAGTTGCCGAAATGATGTCTATTTTAAGATTTGTAAAGCCTGCAACAGGTTGCAACGGCTTGTCTTGGGCTGACCAATCCCAAACGGTTGAAAGGCGTTTATTCGGGTCTGCTTCATTTGGCCTAATGGAAAACCAACCCCAAATAAATGGAGCGTCCCAAAGGCCAGCGCCTCCACCAATTGTAAAAACCGCTTTAGCTCTCATCATTTGATTAGCTAAAAGGGTGTTTTGCGCGTTGCCCTGCGCGTCAAAAAGCTGAATATCGCACGTTACATTCTCCTCGCTGTCATAATCGCTTAAAATAAAAGGTGTTTCAAAGTAAAATTCTGTGTTGTCCTGGTCAATAATGTTGCACTTGACTTTGATGTCATAGCCTGCAATGCGTAGGTATCGCATCCATTCAGCATTAAGGCCGTTCAATGGGAGGGCATTATCAAAGAAATCATTGAACGCGTTGCTTTGCGCTATCCAATAACGCCAGTTGGCCATCAATGACCAGTTGAGTTCTACTCCATAAAGCTCAGATGTTTCAGAACCATCCAAAGCCAATGTGAGTTTGTTGGCGTCAGGGTTGTCAAGGAACTGCTGTATCGGTTCATTGAACTGAATTTGTATGATCCCGTTAGGCGTTGTTACATAGTTTGCAAATGGAATCAAACGAGAAAGTAACTCAAACTCGGCACCATCCGAGACGCGCTCAATCACAACTGTGGTTTGTAAAGATTGGTAAGCATTGAACTTGTCAAGGTTAAAAACCGCTTTATATCGAAAATCGTCCTCGGTTGTGAATCTTGGTGTTGCCAACTCACCGGCATGGTTGTAAAATTCTTGGGTTTCTATTCCGGGAAACACGCCGCCTTGCACAGGGTTCTTTGTTAACTGCCCTTGCTTTAGGTTTAATGTTACCGCGTTATTGTTGTTTGCAGTTCCTGAATCGTCCTGCACGTTTATTGTGAGGCGGTATTGTCTTTGGCCCTCGGGAAGAGCGTCAACTAACTGCGTGAAATCGCTGTTTGGTGTTAGCTTGCAACCAACCTCAATAATTGAAGGGCTTATTAACGTTATTGAAACATCGCTAAACTCCATTAAATCACCACCAATGCCATATGCTTGTGATGTTTCTCCGGCATCAAAAAAGCTGTTGGCTAAATTGATGAGTTGCGCGTGGCTTTGTGCTTTATTTTTATAGTCCTGCGCTGTTGGTACACGGTAAAATTCAAGCTCGAAAATTTCGGAAATAGCGCCCGTACTTGCTACTTTGAAACGCACAATGTTCTCAGCGCTATAATCAATTTCATCAATTGGGTCTCCTGCGTTATTTGTAATGGAAAATCCAGTTACCAAGAAATCATTTAGGCCTTGATTGTAGTTTTCATTCAGCCAACCCGTGTTGCCTAAATAAGCCCCGTAAACATATCTTAGCTGAGCGTTTGGATTGTTTACTTGTGGTATCACTAAAAGCTCAAAATATGGCTTTAATGACTGCGCGGCCGTAAAGAATGAAGGCTCTGCAAAATCTCCATCCTCAAACTTATAAGGGAAGTCGTAAACAAGCTCTATTGAATAGGCTTTTTTACCTGAAACGTCCGCTTTCCTGGTTACCGTAGAACCAAAATAGCTGCCTCCTGAGCGGTCGCCAAGTTGCAATAACTGTAAATCGCCACCAACAACTAAGGTTGCGAGCTGGTCTGTGCTAAATCTATTGACCTCTCCATCTATTAAGCTGTTCACGCTGCCTGCTACTGAATTTGGCACAATGTTGTGCCAATACTCCAAGGCTTGCGGCGTCGAGGCTGTTACGTTTACAATTGAAAGCGCGGTATTGCCAACAGATGTTTGAGGCATAATTGCACCGATTAGAATACCCGAGCTTGCGGGGTCTAGTGTGGTGTCAACTGTAATGGTATCGCCGTTTAAATCTGTAATTGTAACCGAATATCCCGAATAATTGATTGTTGAGCTGCCTTGTATAATCGTGCCGGTAAGCTCTATTTCATCACCAATATTAAAGCCAAAGTCAGACCAATTCGAGCCGAGCAATTGAATTTGAAAAAGCGAAGGAAATGTTATGAGGTTTTGGGTGGTGCTAATGAAATCAAAGTCAACTATAAAGTTGAGCGTTTCAGTTACAATTTGACCGCTATTTGCAAGTAAAAAGTTATTGCCAGCAGGATAATTGCGTGTCGCGTAATTCTTACTTATAACCGTCAATGCCATGCTGCTTCAATTTTTCTTTTTTGTCCTTTAAATCGGCCATCACCTCGTCAAATTTAGTCAATAAATCCGCAGGAATGTGCTCTCTTTGCGCATTGAGCTTTATCAATTCGGGCGTTAGCTTATTCTCTAATGCTTTGAATTGCTTTAAGATATTGGGAATGTCCTTACCTAAAATGTCATTAAATGCCGTCATCTATTATCACCGTTTTTTCGTTAATTGATTGCTGTGGTACACGCAAAGAAACTGTTGCGTAATGCTCTCGCTCAGACCATTGAATATTTGTGATCTCTACAACTTGACCATCATCTGCAACAATGTAATTATTTTGCATCAAGGCAAACAACTCGCTTTCAGTCATTGCAACCGGCACATTTTCGTAAATGCGACGCTGATTGTTTTGAATATAGCGAGAGTACCAATAGTTATTTGCAATGGCTTGGCAGCCTATGAAATTGGTTTGTTGAGGGTGCAACCTCGAGCCTTGCATCCACAGTAATTTTGTATTGTTGAAATACTGCGAACTGATTTGTAGGGCGTTTTTTCGAGCCTCAATTTTTGCTGATAAATTACTGCCTGTAAATACGTCGATTGCCTTAGCGTAATTCTTGGCCGCTTCTTCTAAAAAATTCAGTCTGCCTTTATTGGTGCCCCTAGCAAATGGAATGTCGACTAAATCAAAGCCTTTAAAAAGCTCATAACTACGATCTGGAGAGCTAAGTGTTTCGCTTGATATTTCATAAAGGTTTTGGAACGTGTCATCAAACGTATTAAAGTCGCTCGGGTCAACTTGGTACTGCACAACCATGCGCTTAAATAGCTCATCACTATTCAAAGTGTATTCGCTTTGCATGGCATCCTGTAAATTGAACGCGTTTAATAAACCTGTGTTTGGCGTGTTCTCAAAAAAAGTTTCCTGCTCAATGCGTACCACCCCATCAATTACAGAGGTTTTGGCATTGAATGTGTTTTCTATCGCCTTAACGGCTTGACCTAGCGTTTGCACGCTATCTCTGCTTGATGGATAGCCATTTGTGTAGCCAGAGGTGTTAACACCCAAGAGCTCAAAAAACCATGTGCCATCCTTTGGCTTTAATGGAACCGGTAAAATTGTTAGCGGTGCAAGTTGACTAAGTAGATTAGATTGCAGCGTATAGCCTAAATAGCCACATCCTTTTTGAATTAAACGACGGTAGCTAATGCCTTTAAATTGCCTAATCGGTTGAAAAATAACATTGATTATTTCAATACTTAATTTTACCAAAGCAACAACAATGCTAATTGCATATGCAATGCGCGCAGCTAGTTTTATAGCAGCAACGGCAATAGCTCCAAAATCAGGCGCAGGCGGTATGCCAACAGGAACAGACGCCTTTGTCAAATCTGCAATGCCTTCTGAAATTGATTTTACAGCCTCAATGAGCTCTTTTGTAAGTGCATAGGTTGCTAATGACAACGAAAGGTAATAGCTTGCTTGTTGCTCCGGAACAATTACGTAATCAATTAGCGTGAAATCGTTTTCTTGCCAAGTGATTGAGCCAAAACTAAGGCCGTCGGCATTGTCAAAAAAATTATCAATAGCCTTGTGTCTTTTGAGTTTTACAGAACAGCCTCGCTCGCGCATTGTAAAAGATGGGTCAGCAAAATCAAGTAGGTATTTGACAACTTGGCCGTTTGAGTATTGAATGTCTAAAGGCATCCCAACAAAATTGCCGTAAAGGCTCAACCATTGCTTAATGGCATCAAAGTCCTCACGTACAAATTCGAGCGTATCAACCGACAACTCAAGCTCGCGAAGCTGACGATCAGTAAAATCAAAGACGTAGTTAACCGAATCCTTATTTTTAGGATTGCACTCGGTGCCATTTAAAAAGTAACGTATCATTTGACTCTGAATCTATTAGTGATTTTTCGACCGCTTACGTTTTTATGTTGCACGATTTCAGCAATTCCACTACTAAAGCTCTCCCAATGCACGTTGCTTTCTGATTTGTTGCTAACTATCTGCTGCAATGCTTTTAATTCACGCGTAATTGTAGCCGTTTCGAAGCCTCCTGAGCTCGTTAATGCCTTAGGAATTTTGGACATATTGCCAACGTTATCAAATGCACTTAAAAGCGAGCTTGTTTGGGTTGCTGTGTAGACTTTATCACCTGGTGAAAGCATCGTGAAGCGTGCGCCTTTTCCTGCGCCTAGTTCTTTTATATTGCCTCGGCGGTCAGTAATAAGCTCTGCCCCTTTTTCATCCACAACAGAAAGCCCGCCCGGTGCGTTCATGGTACCTTTTTCAAAGAATTGTAAGTTTTTGAGAAAGCCTGTGAGCACTTGTGTATTTACAACGGTTGCCGCTAAAGCCTCCGCTGGTGTTTTTCCCTCACTCAACGAGGCTTCAAATGTTTTCAATCCTGCACTTATCAGCTCAATAGATTGCTTTTGACGCTCTAAACGCAACTGCTCTTGTTGTGCTTCACGCTGTATGCGTATCTGTTCGGCAATGGATTGCTGTGCGTAAATATTGCCGTTGGCAGCTAGATTCTGCAAAAAGTCCTGTTGCGTTTTGGCTGCATCAGCCTCTTTTTGCAATAACTCAATTCGCTTATCAATTTGCTCTTTGAGCGCATCCGTTGCCGCTTGCTGAATGCCTTGTATTAGGTCGTAACGCTCTTTGATTGTATCAACATCCTTGTCGCTACCCTCTTTGTTTACATTGTTTACCTCTGCTGAAAACTCTTTTTGACCTTCAATAATAGCATCATTTACGCGGTTTATTTCGTCGTGCTCTTTCTTTTTTAGGTCGGTAACTTGGTCTGTGGCTTCCTCTGTTACAATGGTTTTTTGAAGCTGCAAATCTTCATAACGCAAGGCTTCGTCTGCGTCAAGCTGCTTTTTCTTTGCGTCGTAGTTAGTATTGATTTTTGCAATAGCTTCCGCGTTACCATCTGCCGCCGCAATTAAATCCGCTTTCTCATCGTTGAGTTCTTGCAAGCGTTTGGCTTTATTAAGCTGGTAGTCGGCCTCCAGTTGCTGTAATTGAAAGTCGCGTTTTTGCTCAATGTAGTCCTTTTCTAATTGAAACATTGCAGCGATTGTTGCCTCTAACTGATCAACCTGCGCTTCACCTGTTTCGCGAGCCGCTTTAACTTGGTTTGCAAGCATGTCATCAATGTTCTGCTGCTGACCTTCAAGCGTGCGTTCTTGCTGTATTTCCTGCAGCTTTTGAAGCAAATCCGTTTGCTCTGATATGTACCCATTGAGGTCTTTAAACTCGGTTTTGTACTCTTTGACTGTCTTTGTGTTTGACTTTGTTATGTTGCCGCTTCTAACCTGTTGAGCATCATATGCCTCAATCTCGCTAGTCGCATCCTTGGTGGTTTCGCCTACATCAGAAAGCTCTTTGTTGTATTCAATTAGCTTGGTATTGCTTGCAGCAATGGATGCTCGCAAAGATTGTATCTTTCCGATTACGCCCTCTCCGCTCAAATATTTTGCTCTTAAATTAGCCTGCTCTTCAGTTAAAGCGCTTCGCCCTCCTGATTGATAAACCCTTTCAGACTCTTCAAGCGCGGCAAGCTCATCCTTATATCCTTGCTTTCTCGCATTCACGGCTTTTATGTCTTGCCTAACTTGTTCATTTGTTTTCTTAATTGTCTGCTCTTTACGCTTTAAAAACTCATCTTCTGTAATCTTGTTTTCATTACGCAAGCGTTGCAAGGCGCTGATTTCTTTTTGCAGGTTATCGCTTCTTTCAGAAACGCGCTTGTCGGCTTTTTTGGCTGCGCTCGCGGTGTATTTATCTGTAAGCTCTTGCTGTCTACGTGCCTCGGCTGCACCGCTGGCCACATCATAAAACGCAGTGGCAAGCTCAACAACAACTCCAATGATTGCCATCCATGGAACGGCACCAAGTGCGCGGCCTGTGTTTTTCACAGCTTCACCGCTTGCTGTTGTGGCTCTAGCTAGTTGAATTTGCTCTAATCGATACGCACGTGTTGTAGGAATGCTTTTTAGGAAGCCTTGCAAGGTTTCTTTTAGGCCTCCATTGAAAACGAATTGAGCCGCATTTGCAGCAAGTAAGCCTGCTCGGTATAACAACCATGCGCGGCCAACCTTTGCAACCGTGTTTAAAATGGTTGTAAGGTTTTGAGCTAAGAACTGAATTGCATTCGCAAAGGTGGCCCCTGCTCCTGAGGCTTCATTAAGTTGCAGCAAATAGCCCTCAAATGATCCTTGTAATTCAATGAATGACTGCGAGAGGGTTTTTGTTCTATCCTCTGCCTGCTTGGTTGCAGTTCCTTGCGTTTCCATTTGCTTGGTAAGCTCGGCAACGCGACCTGAATTGCTAATTAAGTTTGTGGCGGCAACAGCGTTCTCAGTTCCAAATACTTTAACAAGCGCAGCGTTATCATTAAGCAAAGGTTTTAAGGCTTCTAATCGCTTGCTGAATGGCTGTGAGGTGTCCTCTAATGTTGCAAAAGAAATACCCAATGCATCTAATCGATCTTTGGCTTCTCTTGGCAACGCGTCCGGTGCGCTTAGCTTAAGCATTACATTTCGTAAGGCGGTACCCGCATCAGCTCCCTTGAGTCCTTTTTCAGCCAATGCTTCAATGAGCGCGGTTGATTCCTCAACGCTTACATTTGCTGTTTTAGCAACGGCTCCAAATCGCAACAAAGCCTCAGTTACTTGCGGTATCTCAGCAGCTCCAAACAATGCGCCGTTTGCAAGTACATTGATAAACTTACCCGCTTGCTCGGCAGGTGCGCCAAATTGGTTCATTGCATCGGTAAGCGCGGTGGCGGCAGCAGGAAGCTCCATGCCAGAGGCTTGACTCAATGTAATGGCTGATTTTGTAACCTCATTTAATGCCTCAGCGTTTTGCAAAAGCTCTGGCTTTGCCGAGCCAATCAATTTATAAGCCTCAATTACAGCAGAAGCACCACCCTGAACCTCTTTACCTAAGCCAATGGCTTGCTCTTTAAAGAACTCTAAATCTTTACCGCCTGCACCCGTAATAGAAACCAAGTCTGCAATGGCCTGGTCAAATTCACGAATGGTTGTAACCGCTCCCTGTATTACCGTGGATGCTCCAAATGCAATACCTAGATTACTCAATACATTGCGAAGACCACCAATTGCGCTTTGATAGTTACCTACGTTGCGGAAATTATCCCCAACGGTCTTATCGAGTTTTTTTAACTGAACATCGCCAGCCTGCGCGGCTTTGGTAACCGATTTGTATTGGCTTTCTAGCTTGCGATATTCCGCTGTGTTACGCTTGCCTGACTGCTCTAGTTTGAGCATTTGAGCCCCTAGCTCTTTACTTTGGTTTTTAAGATCTCTAGTGTTGCGTTCTAGTTGCTTGTATGCACTTGCCTCATCTCTTGCAAGTTTAGCGGCTCTGTCAGATTGTTTGTTTGCTTTTTCTTTTTCGCGTGCCTCTCTTTCAAGTGCCCTTGCCTGCTGTTCAGCTTGTTTTGCCGATTGGGCATTGAGTTGGTTTTGCTTGGCTTGTAAATCAAGTTGCAGCTTTGAGGTGCGTATTTTAGCTTGCACTAGTTTTTCGCTTTCAATCTCCGCTTTGTTAATCGCTTCAATGTCTTGAACGGTCTTTTTGGCGGCCTTAGAAAGGTCGTTTTGCATCGTGTTAGCAATGCTTTTTATCGACTTATCGTACTTGTCTAACGCTGCGAGCGTTTCGGTAATATCAGCGGCGATTTCCCCAAATGGGTCGCCTTGTACTATATCACTTTTCTTTATTGCTTCTGACATATTCCTCTAACATTTCTTTAAATTCTACGACTGTAATCGCTCTGGTGTCTACTCGATAGCCTATCCACTTAGAAAGATGCACGACAACCTGCGCTGTGCTCATTCCTTCATGCTTTGACGGGTCTAGTTGCTCGAGTTCAATCTGGGCAATTTCAATGTTGTTCAACAAAAATACGTTGTTTGTTTGGACATATTGAAGCCGCAGCTTTGCAAGGTGTATTTTTTGACTCAAATACCTATCTAATTGTTCACCAAGTCCGTAACAATCTAAATACTCATTGTACAAAACAAGCCACACATCGGCATCATATTGCCTTGGCTTGCGGTCTTTGTTTACAAATTGCAATTTACCCTCTTGGCACTTCTCCCAAAAGTACAAAGGCATCTCATCAATGGAGGCCCAGTAGTGTTTTGAATTGCTTAATGTAGCTTTCGCGAACTTTGATTTGAAGGATTGCCAAATTTTCATCTGTGAGTGTTAATATTTTATCTGTGAACCAGCTTTGCTCCTCCATTTTTTGCGTGTCAGCTTCTATAATGATTGCGTTTTGCAGTACACGAACATACATGGAGCGGTAAAAATCACCCGTATCAAACAAGGTGAAAGGCGAATTAAATTTCTTTTTTGGATTGATAAGAGAGGTGATGCGCGAATAATAGCCAATTACTTGGCCGGTGCCATCTATTCCCTTTTTCATCAACTGCTCCTGGCGTACTAAGTCAAGAACTTCGGTCTTTGTTTTTGGCGAAAACGCGTTGTGCCATGCAACTGCCTCATTTAGCAATTTGCCCTTTCTTAACATCTCATGCAGCTTACTCGTACCTATTGCCATAATACAAAGTAACAAAAAAGGGGAGTTGCCTCCCCTTTTCACATCAAACAAAACAAACAAAAAAGTCTTATAATGCTTTTAAAATCGGCTGCGCTTGTTTCCAAGCCTGCTTAACAACATCGGCAGGAAAACTGCCAAAATGCGCAACCGCTTGCTTTTGTGTCATCCCTTCAAATGCTAAGGCATTGAATTGATAGCGGCCGATTGTTATCACTTTCATGATTATTGAGCTACAAAGGTTGTTGACTCACCTTCAAAGCCATTTACCAAGTTGCCTGATGCTGCACGGAATGCAGATAAAGCAACAACATCAGCTGCAGTTTGAGCTGGGAATGTCAAGGTGTAAAGACCTGGTGTTACAGCAGACTCAACAACAGCAGAAGGAGTTACAGCCAAGTTGGTTGTTTGGTTAAACAACGCGAAGTCAGCCAAGGCAGCACCTCTCCATGGTAAACGATTTACTGCGTTTCCATACTCATAGTTAGCTTGGAACTCGATTTCAGTTGCAGAGTTGACAGTAATGTCAAATGTAACATCGATAAGTCCGTTCAACTCAAGAGCAGAGAAAGGAGATAAAAGGCTATCCGGAATCATCCATTGACCACCGTCAGAAGTCAACAAAGAGTAGTCCATTGAGAACATAACTTTTGCACCTGTGTCGGCAGTTGCATCCATGTACTTAGCAAAGAAACTGTATTGGTTTACAGGACGTGGTGCCAATAAATCCAAAGCCTCTTCTAATTGACCTTTTACGTTACCGCAAACATCAACCAAGAAAATACCAAAGTTCACGCAGTTTTCAGACGCTTTAGCAAAGAATTGCTCGTTTACGCCCCATGCCTCAAACGTTACGGTTTTAATACCGTTACGAGTCTTGAAACGCTCACCATTGTCAGCAGTTTCAAAGTTCGGGTCAGCCTCTTCAAACGTTACATTGCGTAAGTTGTTAAAAGGGTAAATGCGTTTTGATGGGTCAGGGTTATTGATTCCATCCAAAAGAGCTTGACCGAGGTCTACACTCGTTAAATCGATACCATTACGGGTACCATCGTTTGCAAGAATCGGCATCATGTACAAACCAGCAGTAACGCCGAACGGCTTTACTCCAGGATAACCAGTGTTACCAATTCGACCGTTGCAGTTACATCCAGCTGTGGCCATAATTTCTTGTTTTTTAAGGGTTAAATAATAATTACTTGTTCAAAATTAGCAATTTTCACAATAAGTGCTAATGATTTTAAAGTTTGCATCCAACTCAACAGCAGAAAGTGAGCTATCAAAAATTGCTTTATCAATTCCGTTTTCGTTTTCAGTACCAAATTTAGGGAAGTCCCTGCGTAAATGACCAAGCGTATTGCCGTCAAATGTCGCGCTTTGTCTAAGCATTGTATTCACAAACTCATCAACCAAAGCATACAGCGGCTGTACGGCTTCATCTTGCCTATCTGCATTTAACTTAGTCCAATCGGACCAATGCACAAACCAAATCTTTGCATCTACATTGCGCCCGCCACCTTCATTATAGCTATCAATTCGCTCATCAGTTGGTGAAATCAACCAAATGAATGGCAGCTTATCTCGCTCGCTGTTGATGTTTGTTTGCGGGTTAACGTACTTGCTCCACTCCCATTTGGTGTTGGAAAGCGTGCCATTAAAAAATAGCGGTATAGGCAAGGTAAACACCTCGTCTCCTATCAATTCAGCACCTAATTTAATGGTAACGGTTTTGCCGTTTATGGCTGTAACAAGGTGTGCAACATTGTTGATTTGCAAGCGGTCAAGGTATAATTTAAGCCACTTTAGATCACAAAAGGTAACGTCTTGTGTTTGCTCTTCTGGATTAAATACTCCAAACTCAATAGCAACCAAAGTGTTGTTGAGCTTATTGATTACTTCGGTCTGTAAAATTGATGAAATCAGCTTCATATAAACCAAGTAGTTTGAATGCGCTCACCTGCATACTGAGGGTAATCAGCTTTATTCTCTTCAACATACTTTTGTAAGGCCAAAGCATTACGGGCAGCAGCATTGTAAAACGTAAATGCAACAGTGTTGTTGTCATTTGCAGGCGTTCCGGCTTCAACTTTTGCAGCCATTTGGCCAATGCTTGTATTGGTGTTGATATTCTCGCGTACATAGTGCGAGTAAATGAATGAGCTGATAATATCAATAAAGCCAGTCGAGGTGTAAATATCATGGCAATTACTTACAACTGTTGGCACTGAGAGCGCTTGATAAAGCGGCTCATCATCAAAATTTAAGTAAATCAAATCACACAATTCTTGCCCAAATAAGCGGTACATGTACGGCTTTTCGTACATCTTAATGTATTGCTCAATTAAGGCATTGCCATCGTTAAATGCTACGCTCAACTTATAGCGCAGGATAAAATCTTGAGGCTGTATGAATTGTGTAATTGCAGGCATGTTGCTACTCGATTACAATGTTTTCAGTTGCGTCAGTCGCAGGCTCTTCTTTACCTTCTTCTTGCTTTTTATCTTTTGATCTAGTTGCCTTGGCACCAACTGCGGTTGCCTTACCTTCTTTAATCAATTGCGTTGCTGTTAGCTCGCTTACTTCGATAACATCACCTTGTCTTTTAAGGCTAAATTTTGCGGTTAATTTGATTTTCATGATCGTTGTTTTATGGTGGTTGTTTACGCCACAAACCCCGACAAACCGCTTGGGTTAATGTCGGGGCAAGTGTAGCGGTTTAATTACTATGCAGGCGTAGTAATCAATTCTAATGCGTCAGCCATTACGCCTTTGACAAGCACTTGCGTGTCATTAGCAGAAACGAACTGAACAAGAGCTTGCTCTGCGCGGATGGTTTTCAAGTTCTTAGAGAAGTCATTGCCGTCCTCACCGATTTCAAGGGTTAAGCCCTCACGGAAACGAACGTTGACAACTGTAAGGTCTCCACCAACGAAATCAAAATCAGAACCAACCAAAGCAACATCTGGAATCAACTCCATTCCTGCAACCTCGCGGCCGTCAGCAGACTTAAATGGTGGGAGCAGATAGATGCCATCAACTGATTTTTGAACGTCCATAGCAGCCAAGATTTCAGGGTTAACGAATACAGCAGTTGCCGTACCGAAAGCCAATTCAACTTGCAATGCAAGTGCGCGGAATACGTCAGCATATGACGGTGTTTCGGTTGTTAGGCCACCGCCTGTAAAGGAAGTTGCGTAATCGAAAAGACCGTTAAGCATAGTTCCATCACCGGCAAAAAGCTCGGTAATTGTAGCCACCTCAATGCGACGCAACAAGTTAGATTGAATATAAGAAGTCAACTGCGGCAAATCGCGGAGCATCTCCATTGTTACTTTGCAAGTAACAGCGATTTTTTGAACCTTAGCCTCACGCTCTTCGTAACGTACAGAAACAGGTGTTTTTGTAGCTCCTTCAGATATAAAGATAGGCGTTCCTTGCTCGTCTAATTCCTCAACCCACATTGCAACGCGGTTGTTGATTGTGCCAACTGATACCAAAGAAAGGTAACGGCTCACGCGGCTACGAATCTTAGAGATAACACCGGTGAAAGCAGTCAACAAATAGTGGCTATCAGAACCCTCTGCAAACAAAGTAGCTCCTTCAGAGATGGTAATAGCAGCTTTAATCTGCATAGTTACGCTCTCGCCTTTTTTGTTGGTGCTCTCGATGATTGCCTCTTTGTTATCCTCGAGTGTTGCGCGTAACGCTTCACCAAAAGATTTGAAGGTTTTTTCAGTCTTAGCAGCAGGCTCTTTTAAGCTCGCAATTTCCAACTCAATTTTTGTGATTGCCTCTTTAATCGCGGTGGCATCATTCGCGCTTTTCAACTCTTCGATGGATGCTTTGATAGCCTCAACATCTGATTTGCTTGCAAAGCCTTTGGATTCTAATTTATCCTCTAAGGCTTTAATTACTTCTTCTGTGGTCATTTGTACAGTTGTTTAGAAGTTACTAATTACTTTGCTCCAATCCAAGGTAGAAGCATTATCCCTTTGAGTGTCATTAGACGGCTCTGTTTTACCAGAAGTGCTGCTGCCAGCGGCTTCTTTTCTTTGCGTACCGCAACCCTTACAAATGCTTTTTGCATTGTCTAGTTCAATGCTATCTGTATCGGTTTGGCAGGTATCGCAATATTGCTTGTCAGTGTATTCTGAAATAGATACAACCGGAGTAATTGTGTTGCTGCCTTTTACAACAGCTGAACCCTCGATAACTTTTGCTTCGGTAACCGCCCAAAAATAACCGTAGTTGTCAGCTACTTCCTTGTTGACTACCTGAGGATAGTATTTATCCCAATTCGCTTTCTCGCTTGCATAGCTTGGCTCGTTGGTGTCTACACAAAGGAAAAGTTTAACGTAGCGCATGCCAACCGAATGATTCAAAACGTAACCACTTTTGTATTGGTTGAACATAAACTCATTGCGCTTTTGGTCAATCGTTACGTCAAACATCAACGCCTCAGTGTCTCCAGGGTAGTTGACACCAAGGTCAGACCATGGCATGCGCTTGGCATCGGCTTTGAACTGATTGTTTTTCGAGTCGGCAATTACATACTCGAACTCCATTTCGTGCTCCTGGAGCAAGAACAACAATTTTGTTTCCTTTAGTGATTTTTTCCAAAGACCAGGAATGTGGCAGTCCATGTGTGAATCAATGACATTTGTTGTGTTGATGCAAAGCTCTAATTTAAGCATGCCCAACATCGTGTCATCATTGCCCTCCGCTTTTGTGATCAGATGCTTTTTATTTACGCTGCCATAATCGCCAAACACAACATCGCCGTGCTTAATCGCTGCCGTTTTTTTAGCGTGCAAAATCTCTTTGTTAGCTAACACGTGCTTAATTTCTTGCTCTCTGGTCATTTCTTTACAGTTTCATTTTCGGCCATTTGTTTGGTCTTAACGTCCTTAATAGCCTCTAGTTGTTTGGGTGTCAATTTGTCCATTGCTTACCTTTAAGCCTCAAAATTATTATAAATTTGTTGCAAATAAACTTTTTTCAATGGATTTAATGACGAGGTTGCGCGGTTTGCTAGGATGGTCTAACCCAAATTATTACACAACTCAGCAAATTGGCGTTGTCTCTCCTGTATGGGTATCAACAACAGACAAGTTTGCCCTTTACTATGAAATCCCCGAGCTTCACGCTGTGATTAATCGCTATGCAAAGATGGTGGCTTCGGCAAATCCAATGATTGTAAATGACAAAGGTGAGCGCATTAAGCCGAACGGCAACAACATCTTTGGATTGATTGACCGCCCTAACGCTATGCAGTCATGGGGAACCATGATTTACATGACGGCTGTGAATAAATGCGTTACAAATAACGCTTTGATTTATGCACCAATGGGCTCGTTTGGTGCTAAACAGATGCTGCCTTTGTCGTTCAATAACGTCAAGATTGTGCCAACAGGCAAGAACCTCATCAGTGTAGATATGGGTAGCTTCATTGAGAAATTTCAAATACCCACATCGGTTGTTGATACGTATAAAGATTTTTATCCTCAGGATGTCATTTACCTAACCGAACCGGATGGTATTAATTTGTTCAACACAAAGTCAAAGATTGACTCTTTGCGCTACCCTATCAGCAACCTAAAAAAGCAGTACGAAAAAAGAAATGTGCTACTTGCAAACCTCTTCAGTTTGGGTATTTTATCGAGCGATAACAAAGACGGTATCTCAGCTATGCCTTTAGAGCCTAAAGACATTAAGCAAATACGCGAAGACCTTAAGGCCAGGCATTCAGGCGAGATTGTGGTAACTGATAAGCCTTTGAAGTTTGACCCAATGACATTTCCAACAAAAGATTTGATGCTTTTTGAGGAAATGACCGCCGATAAAATAGCCATCATTGATGAATACGGCCTGAACCAACACATGTTTGGTCAAGGTGAAGGCGGTAAAGGTTCCACATTTTCCAACGTTGAAATGGGGGAGCGTCAGGCGTACAACTCAACTATTATTCCCGACACACAAATCATGTACGATGAGTTTACAAAGCAACTTGGGCTCGATAAACAAGGCATGTACCTAGTTCCTGACTTTTCACACATATCGGTATTGAAAGCAGATGAGAAAAAAGATGCTGAATCATTGCTTAAACGTGCTGAGGCAGTGTCTAAAATCAACGAGCTTACTCCACTTAACACTGAGGAGATGCGCAAATTACTCGGAATCTAAGCTCGGCAAGAAAGCGTTTACCATCAATGCAAGACCCGTTGTTGCGTCGGGCGCATCATCATTCTTATTCTTACCCTCTTTTTGATAGCCTTTAAGCTGGTGAATGTACTGCGCGTATTCGCCTATTGGCTCGGCTCTAAATCTAAATTTGCGCAGCACATAGCTGCTATTCATCAGTATTCTGGTTTCCTTGTTTTGGTTGTTGATAATAGGCAAAATACCCGTCTTGGTTTCCTTACGCAAAGACTTCACGAATATTGCGCCCATGCCATTGGTTTCGACACGACAATACGGCACGTTGTGTTTATTGAGTAGCTCGGCGCACATCGGAATAGTTACGTCAGTATTTGCCTTTGTAAATACCACATCTGTAATGTACACGTCTTTATTGACCACATGGCCCAAAACCATGCAAAGAAAGTCGTTTCCCTCGTCAGCTACGTCAATGTAAGCAAATGCGCCTTGGCTGTGTTTATAAACCGCGTCAAGGTCTTTGAACGTGCGTAAGTGCTCAAATAAACGGCCTTTAATGTCAACAGGCTGCTGCATGTATTCTGCCATCCAAATCTCCTCACGGGTCTTTTGGCGTTTACGCAAATACTCCTCGGTTGTCATTACAGCCTCACAAAAGGAATGCAACTCACCATCTTGCTCAATTAGTGCTGGCACAATGATTTGCTTATCGTAATAACCTTGCTCGGT